AATCCTGTCGTCATGTGGTCAGGCTCCTGTAACCACGTTGGACACTACCAACCCAGACGTTGCGATTGTATACGATACGTTGCTACAGGTGAATAGAGAAGTTCAAGCTGAAGGCTGGACTTTCAATAAGGAGAACCACGTTGAATTCACCCCAGACGATGACGACTACATAAACATACCAAACAATGTAATCCAGTTAAAGCTGACAGAAAATGCAGCTAATATAGAATATGATGCTATTCGTAGAAACGGCAGACTATACGATAAAGCACATCATACAGACAAATGGACAGAAGATACTATAGAGTGTGATGTTATATATGAATTTGATTGGGTAGATTTACCTCAACCAATACAAGACTTTATAACAGCTAGAGCTGCTACTTTAGTATCACAAAGAATAGTAGGAGATAATGGTCAGTACCAGATGCTTCAACAACAAGAAGCATACCTAAGAGCACTAGCTCTAGAGTATGAAACACAACAAGGTCAGTATACATTCTTTGGTCATCCCCAAGATCAGACGAATTACTATCAAGGCTATCAACCATTCCAAGCACTTAGAAGATAATGGCAGCTATTACTCAAAGAGTTCCTAATTATCTAGGGGGAGTATCAAGACAATCCGATGATAAGAAGTTACCAAATCAAGTAAGAGAATGCTTAAATGGTTATCCTGATCCTACCTTCGGTCTTACCAAAAGACCGGGGTTTAAATGGATAGCTAATTTAGGTACGGGAACTACTTATGATAATGCTAAGTGGTTCTATATACACAGAGATAATGATGAGAGATATATAGGATGTATTAAACCTGCTACAGGAGGCGGTACAGGAGATATAGATATATGGAATGCTGCTACTGGGGTAGCTTGTACTGTTACCTATGGTACAGGGGCACAGGCATACCTTACAGGAGCACGTGGAAATTATGACATACTAACTGTACAAGATACATCTATCATATGTAATAACTTACATACAGTTACAACATTAGCTGCTCCTACTTATAAACCAAAAGCTAGAGCTACTTTAGTATTGTCTGGTAGTCCAGTAGGTAAGTATAATGTTATTATAAGTGATATAGATGGTAGTAATGCTACTAATATAACAGAGTTTGACTCACCTACTACAGCTACTTATGATACATTACTAACTGAACTGAAATCTAGAATAGATGGTTTGAATGTATCTAACTTAGTTGTAACTAAGTATGATGACTCTTTACATTTAGTAAGGAATAGTGGTAATACTGAATTTAAACTTACTGCTAAAGGTGGTCCAAATAGTGACAAACTAAGTGTCGTTCAAGACCAAGTAGATAATGTAGGTCAGTTACCTTTCAATTCTCTAAATGGTCGTATAGTTAAAGTTATCAATACTAATTCAGTTAACGATACATATTATGCTATCTTTGAGGCAGAGGATGGTGTATCAGGAAGAGGTGTCTGGAATGAAACTGTAAATCCTGTTTTATCTACAGGGTTAACTGACACCACTATGCCGCATGAATTAAAGAATACTTCTACTAACACTTTCATCTTTCAAAAGATTGTATGGACTGCTAGAAAAGTAGGAGATGATACAACTAATTCACACCCTAGCTTTGTTGGGGAGAAAATACAACAATCATTTTTCCATAACAACAGACTCGGATTCTTATCTAAAGATAACGTATCTATGAGTCAAACATCGGATTTTTATAACTTCTATCATATGTCTGCTATGGCAGTTATAGATGCAGATCCAGTAGATTTAAGTTGTTCAGCAATTCGACCAGCCGCACTCCATGGTGTGATTCCTACTACACAGGGTTTAGTCCTATTTAGTAAGGGTCAGCAATTTCTAATGGGTGCTGCTGACGGAATTCTAACACCATCAACTACTACGATCAGAACAATCTCTAACTACGAGATGGATACAGAAGTTGATCCAGTTGATATGGGTACTAATATTAATTTTTTAAGTAAAACTCCAGCTTACACTAGAGTATTCGGAATGGTCACACGTGGTCAAGACGAGAACCCTCAAGTATTAGACGTTGGAAGAGTTGTAAATGAGTGGATACCAGCTGGAATAGATACGTTTATTGCTAGCCCACAGAACCAATTCTTAGCACTGTCTAGTCAGTCAGATAGCAAGGTTTATTTTTACCGTACATATAGTGATGGTAAAGAGAATCTAGTAGAAGCATGGTATAATTGGCAGTTAATGGGTAATGTCCAAAGTATAGCTGTTGATTCAGATGATATGTTTGCTGTTACTAAACAAGGTAATCAGTTTACATTAAGTGTAGCAAGTTTGAGTCAGAGTCCTTCTGACGCTATCATAGTTAATAATGATGGTAGTAGAATTAACCCTTGTATGGATTTATATACTGCAGCTAAAAATGCAGCAGCTAATAAGAAAGTAGATTGGGATGCTACAAATAGATTCTCTAAGTGCTATATACCTTGGAATAATGTTACAGGTTTAACTCCTGTTATAGTTATTAAAGGTACAACAGCTACTGGTCAGTTTACTGAATCTGGATTTACTACTACACCAACTGTAGTAACTAATGATGGTGATCCATATTTTAAAGTAGAAGGTATAAACCTGAAAACTGATGAGGATGGTAACTCTATTGAAGATAATGTCATAGTTGGATGGAAATATGATTTAGATATTATCTTACCTAAGACATATGTTAGAACTGATCAGAATCAAAAGAGTGCAGATTTTACTGCTAGTTTAACTGTAGCTAGAATGAAGTTTGCTGTAGGATTATCTGGTGTAATGGGTTTTAAATTGAAATCTACAGGTATTAGACAAGGTAAAAAAGAATATACTGGAGATAACTCTACTACTATATTTAACTGGATTAAAGAAGATTTAGATTATATAGATAAAGATCAGATTAAAGTTAAACTAGATGGAGTGGTAACGACTGCATTTACTGTAACTGGTGATACTCAAGTTACTATGAATAGTGCTCCGGGTACAGGAGTAAAGGTTTTAATATATCTTGATGAATGGTATAACTTAAATCCTACTCAGATAGCTGATACTTATCTAGCTAATGATATAGCATTAAGTGAACAATCAGTATTCTCGATACCAATACATCAGAAATCAAATAACTTCCAATTAAGAATATTTAATGATTCACCATTCCCTGTGTCTTTAAATTCTATGATGTGGGAAGGTAATTATTCACCGAGATTCTATAAGAGGTTTTAAAATATGATGATGAATGATTTCGGTGTTCCAGCTAATGAACACGAAATGAGCATGATAAAGCCACACGAAAAGGTGATGGCTGAATCTGGCGTAGAAAGTCACTGGGGTCCGTTTGCTGTAGCAGCAGCTGTAGGAGCTGTTGGCTCCTTTATTGGAGGTAAGAAGTCAGCATCAGCTGCTAAGAAGCAAGCTAACCTACAGAACGAAGCTACTGAGAGACAGTTTGAGTACGACAACAAAGCGTATGATATGACTAAAGAGCAGATGCAAGCTAAACATGCATTTGCTGTAAAAGAAACTGCTCTTAAAAGAAAGAATGAACAGAATGCAGCTGACTATAGAGATGCTATGAACCAGTCTAATTATCAGCAACAGTTGATGATTAGAAATATGGAACAAGAATCTCTAGAAGCTCAGTATAGAAAATCTAATGAGCTATACGCAGCTCAAACAGGTTATAATTCTAGAGTTGCTGATAAAGCAATACGAGATGAGTGGAGAAAATTAGATGAGATAAATACTGAATCTGCTTTTGATGCACAAGAACAACGATTAAAGCTTTTACAAGCTGAAGGTCAGCAAAGAGCATTAGGTCAGGCTGGTAGATCAGTAGCTAAATCACATCAATCTATAGCAGCTAATTATGGTTATCAAATTGCAGCTTTAAATGAAGGTTTAGCTAGTGCAGGTAGAGCTACTGTATCAGCACTGGAAGAGATAAAAAATGATAAGTTCTCTGCGGACTTAGCAGCTTATGCAAATAAGATGGAAGATCCCGGTAAATTACCGATGCCTATTGAACCAATACCAAGTATTGTTACTGAGTACTTAGATCCTCAAGCATTAGAAGACTTCCACTTTGGGCCAAGGCCTGTTAGAGGAGCTAGAGTGTCTGTAAGTGCAGCAGCAAATGCAGCATGGGGTGCAGCAATACCAAGTATCGCTGGACATATTGCAGGTGGATTTATGGGATTCGGTAAAACTGGAGGTAAATTTACTAACTAACTAATTATGGCATACAAAAGACACTCCCAAGGGGGTCGCTTTAAAAGAGGAGAATTTGGTGATCTTGGCTTACGAGCCTATGCAGATGCAAGAGATAGAGAGATCCGAGTTGCCGAAGAACAACGAAAACAAGAGCAAGCGTATAGTCAACAACATCTTCAACAGATACAAGGTACTGGTAATAAACAGATTCAGCATAACAGAATGCTTCAAGATCTGACAGAAGATGTTGGTCAGCTTGCTCTTAATAATACTAAGTTAAGAGGTAAAAGAGAAGTAGAAGAGATACTAGGTAGAGCTAAAGAAGCTGAGAAAGAGTCTGAATTCTGGAAAAATTTCTCTACTACTTATTCTGGGCAATACGCTAAAGCTGCTGGTGAACTGTACGATGCCGCTACAGAAATCCAGCACCAGAGGCAGATGGATGCTTTTAGAAATAATCCTGATGCTCAGAAAGCGATGAATGATTTCGGGCACATGAATGAAATAACTAATAAAAATTTATTAGTTGATACATATAAGGGTCTAAGAGATAAAGGCATCCCTTCAGAAGAAGCTAGATCTATGTTAATAGCTCAGTATTCTGATCTAGGTCTTAGAATGAATCATAAGACTAAGATGGCCTTGACCAACATGATTCTTAAGAAGTGGGCAGGACAGGAAGCTCTAATCAGAGAAGAGATGAAGGAGGCTGGGATAAAACCAACTCGTGAAAATATAGATGAATATTATAAATTAAGAGGACATGAATTACTACAAGAATATGGTATTTCTCCTACATCTATAGCTGGTAGACACTTGCTAAATGGTATATCCGATAAATCACTTGATAAAGGTATAGAAGTAAATAACTTAGATATTGCTCATGATCATCTTAATCTCCATAATAGACAGAAGACTCAAGCTATAAATTTAATTAGCAAAATAAAATATGGAAAAAAAGATGGTAAAATTGTAGCAACTGGTGATTCAGTTGGTAACTTTATTTCTGGTTGGAATCAGATGGTAATCCATTATGCTACTATGTATAAATTGGATGCTAACGGTGGTGTCATAGAACCTAAGTATGGTGGTAGACCTAATATTAGTTTAGCTCATCAATCTCTTGGAGAACAATTTATAAAAGCAGGTTACTTCCATTCTTGGGATCAAATAGAGAATCATCTACTTAATACACCTATACCAGATGAGAAAGATCCATATAAACCTGTTCAGGTTGGCGAAGAAACATCTATTAGTTTTAAAGAAAAAGGAGCGTGGGGTAAGAAACAACCTGCTCATCGTGAAGTTTTCTTACAGGCTTGGAAAGAATATCAACAAAACGCAGCAACTAAAACAGCTAGAGAACTAGCGGCTGAAGATGATGCTACTATATTAAATCTTAATGAAAGACTTAATAATTTAAGTCCAGATGATCCTGAATACTTTGATGTAAAAAATCCAGAGGACATAGCAAAAGCATTAGATAACTATAGTCATTTACCTAAGACTACTAAGATGCTACGTGATTTTGAGATATTTAATCAGTTTGATAAAAATTCAACTATAGTTAATCAGAATCTAACAGCAATATGGAAAGATGCTGATCTTCCAAATTTAACAGAGTATATACAGCATTTAGATGGTGACGAAAAGGAGAAATGGATTGCCAGAAAAAACCAGCTTGCACTACTTGATAGAATCGGTTTAGATAAATCTGGTATAACAGCACAGGTAACTAAATATTTACATATGATTGTAAATGATGAAAGTATTAGAAAAGATCTCTCTTTATATGCTGATACAAGAGGTGATATAAAACAAGAAATACTAAAACAACTAGATATAATTGAATCTGATCCAACATTATCAAAACTAGGAGACCAAGCTAAATGGGTAGAAATTGATAAAAGGATAAAGGATCAGATGGAGTTAGATGGTCAGGGTAGAAAAGATCTAGATGGTAATACTTATAGAGGTTATGGAATCTTCAGAAGAAGAGGTGAGAAACTTCAAACTAAGTTCTTAGCTTGGGATCACACTGAAACTACTGGAGCATCTCTTGATCAAATTAAAGATAAACTTAAAGAGAAAGCAGATTGGAATACAATGTTCTTACAAATCTCTACTAAAGGTGGTGTAATACAAGTAGGTCCAAAAGGTAAAGAAGTATCTCTGCCTGTTATTCCTCTTGACGAAGCTGATGAACTCATAAGAGCTGTTGATGGTGGATATCCTCCTCTTCCTAATGCAACTATTAAATGGCTCGCTGAGGAACAACCTAGTAGATTAGATGGCACTAGTTATACAGAAAGAGAGATAACTAACTTAATTTTAGAAGGTCTAGGTGTAAGGAAAAAAATACCACAAGGAGGTATAGAATTTGCAAATTATATCATTAAAACAGGTATGTCTAATATCCCTCCTGAAGAAGGCAATGCTGTTATTGATGGTCAAGAATTGAACCCTAAACAACCAGAGATAAGTTTTAATGGTATAGAAAGGTATAGTACAGCAAACAAAGTAGCTTGTAGTGTATATGCTCAGTGTGTGAGATCAGGTCTTGTGGCAGCTGGACAGAATACACAAAGAGATAAATGGAATAAAGAACGTCAATTAAGACAGCAATTCACTTAATATTATGGCAATAAATAACGAAATAACCTCTATAGATGAGAAGGAGGATGAAACACTCGTAGCTGAACTACAACCCCTTTCTGCCACAGACCAAGCTACTAGTACATTTAGTGGAGATACCTCTGTACCTACAGAGAATACTAGCCCTCCAGCTGGACAATTTCAAGGTCAAGGAGGTCAAGGTACTACTAGTATCGTTGATCTATCTGATAAAGCTAATAGCGATCAGATGTGGAAGGAGTATGAAGAATGGAAAAGTATAGGTAGGTCTCCAAATCCACGGATGTCTTTACTTACAACTGGTTCTATCTGGGAAAAGAATCCAGAATTAACTCAACAAAGAGAAGCAGCTAGGGATCTATGGTATCAAAAATACTATGGTATGTCTCCTACGCAATATGAGCAATTAAAAGATGAACAATCAGCACAATATGAAGGGTTATCTGGTTTAGATAATACTTTTAGAAATCTAACTGATATGAGTATGGGAGCTACTACTGATTTCGTTATGGATGCTGTAGGAGTTCTACCCGGAATGGGTGCTTTAGATAATCTCTACGACAGGAAAACAAAATCTAGATCTGGCTTTATGCAAGGTGTTAGAAAGATGTTATCAGTTGTAGTACCTTCTATGATGGCAGGTGGTTTTGTTAAAGCTAAGACAGGACAACTACCTGCAGAGATGGCTAATTGGAAAAAGAAAGCTATAACTATGGGAGCATTCACTGGTTCAGAATTAGGAGTAATTGGTCTCAGTGATGTTGGTGAAGACGATAATGCAATGAGAGCATTACGTGATTTCTTCCCCGGAGTATTTGGTCCTGAAGGTTGGGTTCCTCTTCCTGATGCTATAGTTACTTTAGATAGTGATAGTAGAATAGTTAGAAAATACAAGAACCTATTAGATACTGGTGGTCTTAGTTTCATTGGTCATATATTAGGAGCCTTTATACAGATTAAAGGTGGTATGAAGACAATGCAATGGATGGACCCACTAGATGATGCAGCTGCTAAATATAAACAAGCAGCAGTTGTTGAATCAGCTGATATTGATAAGCTTATTAAAATCCAAGAAATTGATACTCAGTTATCTTTAGGTAGTGAAAATTTATCTAGCAAAGTTCAAGCTTCATTAATCGATGAAAGAATGCGGTTAATGTCAGAATTAGATCAAATAGATGATCTTGATGCTGCATTAGATGCATTAGATAATAGTGCTACTAATGAAACTAATATAGCTGCTATTAATAAACTACAACAAGGAGCAGATCCTAACGTCTTTGACCCTGATATAACGCCTGTATTGGACGAAGCAGGTAATGCTAGGCTATCAGTACCTCCGGGTAATGTAGCCCGTAATATGGCTGATGTAGCCGCTGGTAAACTCGGTGGTGGTGCTGGTAATAATGCACCTATTATAACTGAAGCTATGAGAGCTAAAGGTTTAATGGTAGGTAGTACTTCTAGAGATGCTATCATGGGTGTAGCTGAACAAGCTAGAGATACAGGTAGATTCAACGCTTTAGTAGATGGATTCAGATTTACAAATGAGCAGATGAATGAAACTGCATGGGCTATTTACAAAGACATTGTAAACCCTGAAATGTCTCTAGAAGATATGAAAGCACTATTTGCAGAGAACAAAGATGTTAAGAATTTACTTCTAGGTAGATTCCAAGTTGAGTATATCAATGAAGAACAGGCTAGAGCAGCTGCATTTGCTATGAGAGATCTAGCAGACAGATTCTTAGGTAGAAAGATAGCTGAGTCTTCTGCTAGAGTTATGGATACTTTAGGAAGAGAAGCAGCTACTATTGCTGAAGCTGTTCAAGGGTTAGAAGGTTTTGTAGATAATCCTAGAGCAATGGATCTTATTATTGATAAGATGCTGTTCTTGATGGATGAGTATGCTTTGAATAAGTATATATCTGGTTGGAGTTTAAGAAATAAGAACTATTTCGATGCTATACCTCAAGATAGAAATATTGGAGAAGTTATAGAAACTTTAACTAGTGAATTTAAAACTGCTGAGAATGCTATTCATGCTAAGAATTTGAAGTTTACTGAAGAGTTAAAACGATTAGCTGATGAGAATCCTTTAGCTATGCGTCCGTTGATTGATGCATTTGCTCATACTGACGGGGATGTAGATAGTTTAGCTAAGTTAATGAAATGGGCTGCTGAACAAGTAACACCTACGGGTATGCTTAAGAGTCCAGATCCTAAAGCATTAAACCTATTTACTAGATCTGCTTGGGGTGTAATCTATAATAACATATTATCTGGTATATCTGCGTTCAGAGCTGGAGTAGGTAATACTTCACAACTTATACTTAAACCTATTACAGGTTTCTTAGGTCATGGTATCTGGGGTCTTGCTGATGACTTTGAAGGTTTCAAACGTACTATGTATTATAATGGTGCTGTTCATGAGACTAATAGACGAGCATTAGATAATGCATTCACCATGATGAAGAAGGCTAATAAAGATGCTAACTTTATGACAAAATCTTATCGTAAAGACTTTGTATTTAAAGAAGATGCAGCTTGGGGTATAATGGAAGATATGAGACCAGTATGGGAAGCTGAAGGTAATTGGGGTAGAATATACCAATATGACATGGCTAAAGCTATGCTAGATATGTCTAGAATGTCAGCTTTAAGATATGGTATGACAGGAATGGTCTTTACTGATGTATTCAGTCAGACACACCTAGCTCATTACTTATCTAGAACTAGAGCTTATGATGATATATTTAGTGAATTTGGTTATGCAGATTGGGATAAGATAGCAAAAGCTGAGAAGATTCATTATGACTCTATGTTTGATGCTGATGGTTTAATTACCGATAAAGCATTAAAAGCTATACAAGGTGAACTAGCCTTGAACTTAGATGATGGAGTAGCTAACTGGATTAACCAAGGTACTACAGCCTATCCTATTAGTAAGTTCTTACTTATGTTCCCTAGAACTGGTAGTAACTATGTAAGGAATGCCCTATCATGGACTCCTATCAGCATTATACCGGGAATGAATAAGTATAGTAAAACTATATGGGCTAGAACTGATGATGATATAGCTAGAGCATTAGCAGAACATGGTATAGACATGGCTAACACTCCTAATGCAAAAGAGATATTTAAGAATTTAAGAGCTGAGTATACTGGTAGAATAGCTTTTAGTGGTCTATTAACTAAAGGTTTATGGGACTATGCTATGGCTGGTAACATAACAGGTAATGGTCACTATAATAAAGCACGTAGAGCTAAAGAAAGGGATCAGTTAGGGTACGAACCTAAAATGATTAACATAGGTGGTAAATGGGTATCTTATAAAGGTATAGTAGGTGTAGATCCTATATTAAGTATATTAGGAGATATGGCATATTATGCTAGAGA